TACCATCTGCTAGTAATTTTACAGCAAGACCAAAATTAAACGGATAATCATTTCCGTCTGGATTAGGATTCGGTATAAGTTGTTGTTGTGACCATGTATTTCCTACTCTTGTTCTGATACTTACATTATCGGATCCTAATGAAGAAGTTGAACTGATTGCAGCAACACTACCATCAGCACTTAAACTTAGTGCCTGTCCATAATCAAAACTACTTCCAGTTCTAGATAATGCACCATCACTACTCCAATTTGATCCATTAAATGATGCAGCATATACTTTACCTTCGCCGTCATCTGGTGCAGAAAATAGTGCATATAATCCATTGTCCGATATTGCAACACGAGTATTTCTATTTGCACCTGTATTTTTATAAAAGTAAGCACTAACTTGTTTTGTTCCTGCACTTACAGTATTTCCTCTTGAATAAGTTCCTGTGACACTGTTATAATCGTAAACATCAATAGAATGATATATACCGTCGGAATTTATATCTTCAAACAAACTTACAATTATTTTGCTTCCATCACCTGTTATACGTATGTCGCCGTAATGAGGATCTGCATGGCTTGATCTGGGTCTATCTATTCTTTGTGTTTCTGTAAATGTATTATCAGGCTGTCTGTCGTATACATATATTAAACCACTTTGATTTGCCCCCGAACCTGTTGTACCTGCTCTTGACGCTAACACAACCATTCTAGAACCATCGTCGGTTAATGAAACACTATAGCCAAAGAAATTATAATAATATCCACCATTTATGCCAGTAGGTAAAGATGTCGGTGTAATTTTTTCTATGTATTCCCAAGATCCATTATTACTTGTATAAACATACACAGCACCACTAAAGTCTGATAAAGAATTATCTGTGTAATCAGGCATAATTAATGTACTACCATCGCCTGACATAACAACATGAGTACCTAAATTACCCCCCGTAGGAGTGGCTGTTTTTGCAGCGGTAAAATCTAATGGAATCGCAGCACTAGTACTAGATCCTAATTCTAGTAAGCGTATATAAAAACTTCCGTTGAATGCACTAATAAATGGCATGTTGTTTCCTTATGATGATGATCCAGAAACACCGCCAGCTCCATTACTGTAACTAGTAAGCAAATCATAGCCGGTGTCAGTTGCATTTCCTAATGTCTGTATTGTAATTTTATGAATGTTTGCGCCTAACCCGTTTCCAGAAGCAAAACAAACATATGTTCCATCAGAAGTGCCAGCAGGGTATTCACCTGCTGTAATGTCACCAAAATCTGATGCGTTACCTGGCGTAGCCATTGTTACATAATCCATATCACTTAAAGCAGCAGCAACGTTGATACTGGCTCCGCCAGTACCGCCTGCAAATACTGCTCTAGTAGTGTCGAACCCTACACCAACGGAATATTTAAGTGTTTGCAAATCACCGAAGTCTGTTGCATTACTTGCTGTTGCAGTAGTAAAACTATCGATAATATTTACAAAATACGGATCAGGTACAATAGCCCCACCGCCTACTAAACCATAAGTTCCATCACAAGCAGCGGCTGCATAAATTCTTTCGACTGTTAAGTCGCCATGATCTGATGCGTTACCAGTAGTATCTATTGTCCATTTATCAATAGTGGGTACTCTAGTACCAGCGCCAACGACACCAGCGCATCTAAAACCATAAGTTCCATCACCTACAACACCATGGAAAAGCGCACTAACAATTTCTGTTAAATCTCCAAAATCTTGAGCATTACCAGTAGTAGCAATTGTAACATAATCCATCACATTACTTCTCAATGAATTTCCGTATTCATAACCTCCTGTCCAAACTGCTCTTGTTCCGTTTGATGCTCCACCCATTTGACCTCTAGATACTGTTAGATTACCAAAATCTGTGGCATTGGCACTAATATTTACAGAAATATATTCAATTTGATCAGATGTTCCGGTAGTACCGCCTGCATATAGTCCTCTATCACCATACCACGACAATGTAGATACTGTTGGTGCAGGAGCACTTAGTGTACCAGTTCCTTCGCCATATGTTGAAAGTTGTCCTAATGCAAATGTAGTTGTACCGTCTGTCATTATACTAAAGGTTACTTGATCTGTACTATTAGCATTACCAGTTGGTGTAGTATTACTTGCCCATCTAATTCCTGTACTTGCTCCACCAATTTGTAAAGCATTTGGAATATATGCAGTAGCACCTTGTTGAATGATTATAGTTATTGCAGTTGCATAGTGATTAGTTAATCCTAAGTTTGTTAAGTTTACAGTCCAATCTGCACTGGGAGTTTTATGATAAAAAATATGTCCATTGTCGCAATCATGTGTTACTGTACCAGTTGCATTTTCTATTACACTAAAAGATTCTTCAACACCTGATATTGAAGCACCTAGTGTGCCACCACCGCTTGATTGTGCAACCCAGGCGTAATCTGCTCCATCCCAACTTAGTACTTGATTACTAGTTGCTGTGCTTGTGTTTAAATGTGTATCAACTGCACTGTCTGAGTATCCTGCATTTGATCCTGGAACAAACTTACTGTCTACTGTACTCCAAACAAGAACTTGTCCATCAGTTGGAGCAACACTAGTGATATCAACATCTGACAAATTGTTTATACTACCTAAAGTAACGTCACCGAATGTTAAGTTTCCAGCACCGTCTGTTGTTAATACTTGTCCGTTTGTTCCATCGACACTTGGATATGTTAGTGTTGCAATTTCAATTGGATCATGAGATTGCCCAGTCCAGCTAGTACCGTTCCAAGTCCATACTGTACTTCCTACGGTGTGTGTATCGTTTACGTTTGGGTTACTTGGAAAGTTTATTGCCATCTATTTTATCCTTTTTATTCTTATGATATGTCCGTTGGTATTTCTTTGTTAAACACATTATACAACGTAACATTTGCTGCACCCATTACACTAGTAGTATTTTGTGTATAATCAGCATCTGTTTGTGTCCAGTCTACATATGGAACAGATGATGTATCTAAAATTTTATCAGTTGATCCACGTCCTGTCATAAATGCTATAAGTTGCTCAGGTGTTGCATGTGGATTTGCTTGTAGTATTAGTGCTCCTGCTCCGCATACTTGTGGTGCTGCCATACTAGTTCCAGATAATAACGTTTGTTTAAATGCAGGATCTGCATGATATGGACCTGATAACGTTTCGCTTGCACAAGTTGCACTCATGATATCTGATCCTGGTGCAAAAATGTTAACTGCCTGTCCACTATTGCTTGAGCCTGCTTTTTTATCTAAACCTGTTGTAGTATCAACAACTTCATCTATATTTCCTACACAAAAAACTCTGTTGTGTACGTGTGGTTGTTGTTTGTGCCAGTTGTGTGATGTACTGTAGTTTTGCTGAACAATAGTAACAAAGTATGTAAAAACATTATTATAATCTGCGTGTGTTGGATCGCCTGCTACTGTTCTGTAATCATTTCCTGCAGCAATTGTAAAATGAATACCTGCATCTACACATTGTTCTGTTGCAACATTATATGATTGAGAACTACCTGCTCCTACTCTGCCGCTTGCATAGTTAGGTCTAATTCCTGTTTTTTCCCACATTGTGTTTTCACTGCTGCCAAGATCTGTTGCAAAATCGAGTGTTTCACCTCTCCATTGCACACTTACAGCAGGCCAGTCGTTGTATGTAACAGAACTCCAACTCATATTAACAATAGTAGGTCTTTTATACCCTGTTGTAGGGTCAATTGGTTTGTTGTTGTGCCATCCTAATAACACATCAAAACAATCAGGAATTGATATTCCATATGGATTACCACCGCTTAATCCTGACATTGCTAATGAATATATATGAGCGTTTTTAGCCCAACCAAATGTTTTACCTGCAGCAATACCTGCACAGTGTGTTCCGTGGCCGTCTGGATCTTCATAAAATCTTGCGTCTTGTGTTCCTGCAACACCACTTTCAGCGTACCAATCGATTTGTTGTAATCTACTATTACCGTCTGCATCTTCCCATTCTGGATGATCTGCTTGTATGCCAGTATCCATAATAACAACATCAACACCTGTGCCGTCTAATGAATATGTATATGAATTAGTATCTGCAGGATTGTCTCTGTAATTACATCTTACAAGTCCCCAGTTTGCTACTGCATCTTCTCTAGAATTGCCAGTTCTTTTATAATCAAATGGTTTGTTTAATGCCTTTTCGTGGAAATATTCTGGGTCGTCCTCGGGTGTAAGTTCGACTGATTGAACTCGTGGATCAGATCTTAAAATTTCTGCTTCTTCGTTAGACAGTGTATAATGACACATTCTTGTCATTCCATTTCTGGGATTTGCTATATCTACTCTGCGAGTAGGTACAAATCCGTCGTCTTCGCTAGCATCTTCAATTTGAGTCCAAAACGCATTGTAATCAACTCCTTTATTTAAAATTACTATCCACTCTTTCATTTTTTAATCCTTAAACTATAGCACTAGTACCTACAATAACCCATACACCGTTTACAACCGCTTCAATTCTGTTAGTATCAGTGTTATAAATCATATCTCCGTTATCTGGAATAATAGCATCTCTTTGTGCAGTTGTTAATTGTGCAAGTCTAAAAGGAGATTGTGTTACTTTAACACGATTTGGAGAATCTAACTCTACATCTGCACCACTTGTAATAGTTGTATTACCTACTCCTTGTACTACCAATGCGTCTGTTGTAACACTAGCAAACTGTACTGCGTCAGTTGTATTTAATGATTGATCATATGTAGTACCACCTCCGCCTGTTACAGTAGTAAATGTAAAGTTACCTGCACCATCTGTTGTTAGTACTTGTCCGGTTGTTCCGTCTGTTATTCCTAAATCTGTTAACACACTCGGGATAGTTGGCTTATTAGTTAAACTATTGTAATCACCGTCGAATGTACTAAACGAACTTAAATCTGGTGGAGTATAATCAAATACACCAGTTGTATTATCGTATGTAAGTGTTCCACTGCCTGCGGCTGCAAGACTTGTAACACTTAAATCTGTAAGTGCAATACCACCACCACCGCCGCCTAATCCACTTAGATCAACAGTATTACCGTCGCTAATAGATAAATCAGTGCCAACTAGTGTTAGCGTTTGATTATCACTATCTGTTGTATTTTCTAGTGTTCCAACACGTGTATCTAGATCTGTAAAGTTACCGTCTAGTTCAGCATGTGTTAGTGCACTACCTTTTACTAATCTTTTAACAATTGTCATTTTTCTTTTCCTTTATACTGCCGCTTGACCGCTGCTTAATACCCATGCTGTACCATTCCAGATACAACTATACATACCGGTGTTAGCATCACCGAGTCTCCAAGTAAACCCATTTTCTAAATTTGTTGTTCCTGTTCCATCAGTGACAAACGCATCACCTACTGTAATATCTACATGTCCAGGTAAGCCTGCACCTATTTTCCAAAACTTTAATTCTTGTCCAATGTATGTTCCAGCATCTAAAAGTGTATATGTTTGTCCATTTTGTATAAAATGGTTTGACTTTGTAATATCAATTGGTCCTGCAATAGCATCAGTTGAACTTGTGCTTTTTAATGCACTACCATTATACTGTAGTCTGTAATCATTTGTTACACCTAAAGAATATTCTACTGGATTTAATGGATCAGTTCCATCTACAAACTTCATACTATTGTTACTTAGATAGAAGTGTCTAATTTTATATTCAGCACTACCAATGTCATATGTTGCATTAGTGTCTGGAATAATATGCGAGTTTAAGTTACCATTCAAGTATGTTGCAACATCTGCATCGCTGTATGTGCCGCCAGCACCCGTTTGATCTGCAACCCATGCATAGTCTGCTCCATCCCAACTTAGTATTTGGTTAGCAGTTGCGGTACTTGTGTTTAAATGTGTATCTACATCTGCATCAGTATATGCTGTTGGGATAGTTGGCTTATTAGTTAAACTATTGTAATCACCGTCAAATGTGCTATAATCCGTTCCTGCTACGGCTGCACTAATATTACCTGCACCGTCTGCTTTTACAATACCTGTAACTGCACCTACTACAGGATCAGTTTCTGTGTAACTTGTTAAGTATGAACTTAAATCTGGTGGTGTATATGTAAAGACACCAGTGGTATTATCATATGCTAAATTAGCACTACCTGCAGGATCTACTGTTACACTTAAATCTGTAAGTGCAATACCACTAGCACCGCCACCTAGTCCGCTCAAGTCTACAGTATTACCGTTGCTGATACTTAGATTAGTACCGACTAGTGTTAGTGTTTGACTATCATTGTCTGTTGCATTTTCTAATGTACTAACACGAGTATCTAGGTCTGTAAAGTTACCGTCTAGTTCTTGGAAAGTTAACTCGCTTCCTTTTGTGTTTCTTAATGTTATAGCCATTCTTTTATCCTAATATTTTACATAGCCTGCTTTTACATATCCGTTAACCATATACAAAGGTGTGTCATCTGTTTCGTTGTCTGGTTTAGGTGTAATTACCTGGCTTATAGGTTGTCTTTCGTTAAATTCTTGATCTGAAACAACAGTTGTGTTGTTATTATTAATATAATCACTTGCGTTATATGTAATGTCTGTCCAAGTACGATCTGTTAAGTTGTCGTATACTCTATGCCATTTGTTTCCTCTGCGAACAAACATTCTATTAGGCTTAAAGTCTGTACGTATAAAGTAATCTCCGTTTGCAGGACTACTTGGAAACTCTGTACCTGTTGCAATTGGTTCGCCGTGATTATATGTAATATCTTTGTTAACAATGCCGCCACTTGTTGCATAGTCATAACCAAATAGATGATCTCTGTCTGTTGTACCATCTGGGTCTTGTGCTTCAGCACTTGCAACAACTGCGTCATTAATTTTGTATTCTGTAATGTATGTACTAATATCGTCTTTGAGGCTACCTTCGCCTTTTGCGTCTCCGAGTATGTCATTGTACTCTTGACTGTCTGTTAGTGGACTTAGTTTAACTCTCCAAATATGAGGATACCATGTAGGTGAAAAACCTTCAGCACCTCTGTTAGCATCGCTGATAACATAATATTTGTTAATTGCTTTTTTGTCTGCGTTGAGTAATAAGTCGTCACGTAAGTGCGGTAACTCTAGTACATCACCTGCTAATAGTTTTCTGCCAAGTATTTCTACCATTTCGTTCATATGGAATGACATATACAACATGTCGTTACTTAAAAATAAACCAAACTGTGTAAGTTCAAAGTCATTATCAGTTACGTTATAAATGCCACGTAGTTCGTAAATGTCTGAATCATACTTGCGGTCTCTGTTTTCCATAAACAACAAGTCTTGTATTTTTGTTTCATTAATAATACCGTCAATATTAATAAATTCTCCACTTAGTGGATCAATTTCTCTACCATCTATATAATCTGGTGTACTAGGATCTCCGTCAGTTGGAACAACAGCAGGCCCAACATATTTGTGTACATGAACACCAGTACCACCTACCCAGAATTGTTCACGAATCTGACGATCCATAAAATTATAATCATTAGTTTTTGTCGGTTTATATAAACTTAATCTTGGCATAGCACTTATATTTATCGGTTGACAACATATATATTGATGCTATTATAAGTAAGAATAGTCAGGAGAGTGTTATGGCAAAAGCGGCTGGAGTTAAACTTAAAAAGAAAGCACCACGTGCTAAACGTAGAATTGCAGTATGGGATATGGTTCCGACTGACAACTGGCATAAAGCACAGTATCACATTCATTACTTAATGGAATCAAAAGAATGGCTTACAAAAGTAAAAGCCTACATTAAAGAAAACTATGACAAGAAAACAGTAGCAGCAATTAACAAACTTCCAGACTGGAAAGTTGGCGGTAAGAGTCATTATGCTACTGCAGCCTTTATGGAAGAACGTGCGCCTAACAATATGCATCCAGATTATGTAGGTAAACTTGATAAATGGATTAAAGAACTTGCAGAAGAAGGCAACAAAATTGTTGAAATCAAACGTGCAGAAGAAAAAGTAAAAAAGACAAAGTATATTCCTAGTATTCAGGAACGACTAGAAGAAGCAACAATTGACAAGATGGAGGAACTTGACCAATGGGTTGACGATTGGAGTCGTGATGCTAAAAAGAATCCTCTTAAAGATAAGCAGCCGTTGCAATTGTTCCGTAAACTAGAAATTAACTTAGGCCATGCTCGTTTTATTCAAAAGTTTTACGAAGGTGAACTAGAAGAACTTACAGAACTAATCAACTTGCCACCTGCTAAAAAACAAGATGAAATGGAACAGCAACTAGCAGAAGGCTACAATCATCTAAGCACAAAAGAGAAAAAAGAACTACACAGTTTTTACCAGCGTGTATTCCAAGCACTAGAAATTATTCGTGCAGAGAAAAAACAAACACGTGCTGTTCGTAAACCTAAGCAAAAAAGTGCACAGGATCTTGTTAAAAAGATGAAGTTCAAGCCAAGTGATGCAGATTACGGTATTGCAAGTGTTAATCCAGCAGACGTAGTTGGTGCAACAGCCGTAGTTGTATTTAATTGTAAAACACGCAAACTAGGAATTTATTACGCTGCTGAACACGCTACTATTCAAGTTAAAGGAACTACACTTCAGTATTTTGATGAAAATAACAGTAGACAAAAAACTGTACGTAAACCTAACGAAGTGCTACCTAACTGGAAAAAAGTTACAAAACACAAACTAAAATCTCAGTTTGGTTACCTAAAAACTACTGATACTAAAATGAACGGTAGAATGAATGAGGATATTGTTATACTTAAAGTCTTTAAATAAACATAAATAGTAGTATGGCAAAACGTGATGACTTAATTAAAGAAATTGAACTTCGTTTAGGTGGACAAATGGTCGACGTAGAACTCGATCCTGAGCACTATGAAGTTGCGATTAAAAAATCATTTGAAAAATATAGACAGCGTAGTGAAAATGCAGTAGAGGAAAAGTTTATTCCTTTGCAGTTGCTAAAAGAACAAGCAGAATATACACTAGGTGACAATGTAATTGAAGTAAAAGATATCTACAGACGTACAACAGGTGCGTTGAATAGTAGTAGTATCGGTGATATTGAACCGTTTGAAACAGCATACTTAAATACCTACTTGCTAAACAGCGGTAGAGCAGGTGGTATTGCTACATTTGATTTTCTTTCACAGCATCGTGAAGCACTAAGTCGTGTATTTGGTGAAGAATTATTGTTTACTTGGAACACGGTTACAAAAGAATTATTAATACACCGCAAGCAAAAAGTAGATGACATTGTATATCTACATGCATACATTCAAAGATCAGACGAAGAACTATTAACTGATCCTTATAGCAGTCCTTGGATTAAAGAACTAGCACTAGCGTACTCAAAACTAATGTTAGCAGAAGCACGTGGTAAATTTAATACTATTGCCGGTCCACAAGGCGGCACAAGTTTAAACGCCGACATGTTACGCATGGATGCTCAAGCAGCAATTGATAAACTAGACGACGAACTAAAAACATTTGTTGATGGACAAGCAGGATTAGGGATTATTATAGGTTGACAAACGGTCCAGATCCGATTATAATATAAACATGAAATTAAAATTGTTAGTGATTGGTCATGGTCGCCATGGCAAAGATACTGTCTGTGAAATACTCAGAGACAAGTATGGTTATAGTTTTGAATCCAGTAGTCAATTTTGTAGTAAGAAGTTCATTTATAATGATCTTAAAGACAAATATGGCTATGCTAACGAAGAAGAATGCTATGCTGATAGACATAGCCACCGTCAAGAATGGTATGATGCTATTTGTGACTACAATGTTCCTGATCCTGCTAGACTTGGCAGAGAGATGTTTGCTGAATATGACATCTATTGTGGACTACGCAACAAAAAAGAATTTCATGCCATGAAAAATACAGGTGTTTTTGACTATTGTATATGGGTTGACCGTAGTGATCATTTACCACCTGAGAATAAAAACAGTATGAGTCTTGAACAATGGATGGCAGACTATACAATTTGTAATAATGGTACATTAGAAGATTTAGAATTCAATGTACATGCACTTATCAGTCATATTGACAGTTATAGTGCTAGTTAATTAACTACGTAGTTAACCTCCGTTTTACCCCTGATATATAGCATTTCTGGTAAATAGTATTATCAAATACGAACCCAGAGGAGAAATATAATGGCTTTAGTATCCCCAGGTGTAGAGGTACAAATAACGGATGAGAGTGCGTACGGTGCTCCAGGTGCTGGCACAAGTCCGCTAATTATACTTGCTACAAGAGAGAATAAAACAGATCCTACTGGCAGTGCATCAGATGGTATTGCAAAATACACTAAAAGTGCACATGCAGGTGAAGTTGTAAGAGTTACATCACAAAGAGAAGTAACACAGTTTTTTGGAAATCCTATTTTTACAACAAATAGTACAGATGTTGTAATACAAGGTAGCGAAACAAGCGAATATGGACTAATGGCTGCATATAGTTATTTAGGCCAAGGTAATACTGCATATATCGTACGTGCAGATGTAGATTTAGGTCAACTAGATGCTGCAGCAACAGAACCAGTTGCAACATGGTCAACAACAAACACACATTGGTTAGACACTGATGCAAGTAAATATGGAATTCATGAATATAATAGCACAACAGATACATGGGTTAACAAAATTCCAACAGTGGAAGTTATCTCAGGTGCAGCAGGTACTGCTCCGTTAGCGACAGTTGTAACAGGTGCATATCATGTTGTAATTAGTACAGCAGATAACACAATTGAATATTATAAAGAATCAGGTGCTGCATGGGTAGCACTAGCATCAGTTGCAACATTCGACGAACACTATAGTACTCCAGCAGCACCGTCAAATGGCGATACATGGATTAAACTAACATCACCTGGTAACGGCATTGACTTAGTTGTTTATGAATATGAAACAACAGGCTGGACACAGCGTGATGTACTTGGTGTTGGATCTGGTACAAGTGTAACTGGATATATTCCACAGAATGGTAGTAGTACTACAGCACTAACAGCAAGTTCAACACAAGAAGGTAAACTTGTATTAGATACAACAAGTGATATTATTAAAATCGGTGAACTAGATGCAGACAGTGATGTAAATGCATTAAGTACATTAAAAGCAAGTATTGCATATCCAACTGATACAGCAAAAGACGGTCAAGTTTGGTTCAATGACGAATTAAATGGACTAGACATTTATGTTGTATCAAGTAATACTTTTGTTCCAGCATCAAGTGTTTCATATGGTTCAAATGCACCGAGTGCTCCAGCAGGCGGAGATATTTGGATTAACACAGCATTAGCAGATACAAATCAACCAAATGAAAGAGCATATCCAGATGTGCGTGTATATAACACATCAGTTGGCGACTGGGTACCACACGATAATACTGATCAAACAACAAACCGTGGTGTATTATTTGCAAACGTAACTGATACAGCAGGCGATACAAGTAACGGCGGTGCTGCAACTGTTATTACAGGTGGTCCAGATCCACTTGTATTCCCAGACGGCATGGTAGTTGTTAACATGGGTCAAAGTAAAAACACAGTACGTGAATATGACGCAACAGCAGGCGCATGGAGAAACGCAGTAGCAAACCACGCAGATGGTTCAGGATCTTTTGGACGTTTTGCGCAACACAAATATATTGCAGCAAAAATGCAAGCAGTAGCAGTAGGTGAGGATTTACGTGATCCTTCAAACACATTTACACTATTAGCAGCACCTAACTTCCCTGAATTAACAGACGAATTGGTAGCACTAAACAGTGATAGAGGCGAAACAGGCTTTATTATTATTGATACTCCGATGCGTAAAAATCCAACTGAGGCAGTTAATTGGGTACAAAACCAAGCAATTGCAAGTGAAAATGGCGAAGATGGACTAGTAACAAATAACACATATAGTGCAGCATATTATCCAGCAGGCGCAGGAACTGAGCCAGTAAACGGCAAAACAGTTGTTGTTCCTCCATCACACATGGCACTATACACATATGCATACAACGATAACGTATCATTCCAATGGTTTGCTCCAGCAGGCTTAACACGTGGTGTTGTACAAAACGCATCAAGCGTTGGTTATATCACCGACGAAGGCGAATACAAAGCAGTTGCACTTACACAAGGACAACGTGATGCAATGTATGACAACAAACTAAACCCAATCACAACATTTGTTGGACAAGGTACAGTTGTATTTGGTCAAAAAACACTACATACATTTGATAGTGCATTGGATCGTGTTAACGTAGCACGTCTAGTTGCTTACTTACGTGAACGTTTTGATCACATTGCTCGTCCATTCTTGTTTGAGATTAACGACCAGCAAACACGTGACAGAGCAAAACTAGTGTTTGAACGTTTCTTAGCAGACATTTTAAGTCGCAGAGGCATTTATGACTTTGCAGTTGTATGCGATGAAACAAATAATACACCAGCGAGAATTGATCGTAACGAATTATATATTGATGTTGCGATTGAACCGGCTAAAGTTGCAGAATTTATTTACATTCCAATTAGAATTGTAAATACTGGCACACTTTCAGCACAAATATAATAAAAAATTAACTTAATACTTAATAGACGCTTTCGGGCGTCTATTTTTTTGACAAGATTATAATAAATATACATACAGAGCCAGTATTAGAGGAGAATTAATTATGGCAGTTTTAACAACACTTGGTGTACCAGATAATGCAGGTAACACCACAACAATTATGCCAAAACTACAATATCGTTTTCGTGTAACATTTATCGGCGATGGCTTTTCAGCAACACCAACACGTAGTGTAATGACAGTAACACGCCCAGCACTAACACATGACGAAATTCCACTAGACATGTATAACAGTAGAATTTATCTTGCTGGTAAACATACATGGGAACCAGTAACAGTCACATTGCGTGATGATGTAGATAGTGCAGTATTAAGAGAATTAAACAATCAACTTAACAGACAAGTTGACCATGCTAACCAAAGTGCACCACGTGCAGGCGCATCATACAAGTTCCAAACAGTAGTTGAAACACTAGATGGTGCAAACCCAACACCAGGCGTACTAGACAAGTTTGAACTAGCAGGTTGCTACATTAGTAACATTCAGTATGGCGATATGGCATATGCAACTAGCGATCAAGTTCAAATGTCTGTAACAATTCGTTATGATAATGCAGAAATTTATGATGCAGCAGGTAACGCAACACTAACAGGCGCTGATCAGGACCAAACAGTAA